ACCTGCGGAACCGGGCAGGCGGTCGCCGGCCACGTCCCGAGCAAGGCCATAGCCGAGGCGATAGCCAAAGCGCTCAACGCCCTCTATCAGCACTAGACGGCGATGCCCTACGAAGGGTCGGCCGCCAGCTTTGCCTATGCGGCAGAGCGCGCGCCGCCGCCGCCGGTCAACGATGTCGCCGAACAGAATCTCCTCGGCGCGATTTTCCTCAACAACACGATCTTTCCGCGGGTCGCCGACAAGCTCCGCGAGGAGCATTTCGGGACGCCGGTGCATGGCCGCATCTACGCGGCGTGCGGCAAGCTGATCGAGCGCGGGATCACCGCCAGCCCGATCACGCTGAAAAACCGCTTCGACGCCGACGAGGCGCTGATCATGCTCGGCGGCGCCGGGTATCTCGCGAACCTGATGGTGTCGGTGGTGACGGTGCTGAACGCCGAGCACTACGCCGAGACCATCATCGAGTGCTGGCGCCGGCGCGAATTGATCGAGTTGGCCGAGGCAATGGTGAAGCGCGCCCACGCGCACGATCCCGACGACCCGGCCAGCATGATCGCGGAAGCCGCTGCGGGGGCGCTGGACGCGGTTTTATCCGATTCGGGCATAGGGACAGCCGGGGCGGCGCAACAGGGCCTCACAGGCGCGGGAGTCGCCGCCGCTGAGGCGCTGGAGCGGTCGCAGGCGGCCTACCGCGGCGATGGCGCCGCCGGCACGGTCATGTCGGGCATCGAATCGCTGGACCGGTTGACCGGCGGATTCCAGAACGGCGACCTGATCTACATCGGCAAGCGTCCCTCTATGGGGGGGACGGCGTTCGTGGTGACGGTCGGGCTGAACGCGGCGCGGGCCGGGGTGCCGGCAGCGATCTTCTCGGCCGAGATGAGCCGGGCGCGGCTGGGTCAACGCATGCTGGCGTGGCTCACCGGCGTCTCGACCAGGGCGCAGCGCATGGGCGCGCTCGACCCGAACGAATGGGCGGTGCTGTCGGACGCGCAAGCCGAGTTATCAGGGCTGCCGCTCTTGATCGACGACACAGCGCCCATCGGCGTTGCAACGATCCGGCGGCGCGCCCGGCAGGCGAAGGCCAAGGGCGGGCTGCGGCTCTTGCTGATCGACTATCTGCAACTGATCCGCGCCGGCGACGGCCACGAGGACATGCCGCTGCGCGATGCCGTCCCGAAAGTCTCGGCCGGGCTGCGCGATCTGGCGAAGGAACTCGACGTGCCGGTGGTGTGCCTCGCGCAACTGTCGCCCGACATCGACAAGCGCGAGAACAAGCGGCCGATGCTGAGCGACATTCGCTGGAGTCACGACGCCGAACAGGACGCCGGGCTGGTCGCGATGATCTACCGCGAAGCCTATTACCTCCAGCACGCCGAACCGAAAGCGTCGCAGCACAGCGACCCGCTGAAGTTGGACAAGCTGCATGCCGAGTGGGCTACCGCCGTCGCCAACGCCGAGGGCCGCGCCGAGTTGATCGTGGTCAAGGCGCGCGACGACGGCACCGGCGCCGCGCATTGCGGCTTCGATCCGGTGCGCTCCCTTTTCTACGAAGACCCCGGCCGGCAGGGGCGGTTCTGGTGAACGTCCGGCTCACCCAGCTTGACGGCAAGCTGCCGAACCTCGCGCTGATGAAGCTGGCGCGCCACCACCGAGACCACGGCGACGATGTGCATTTCAGCCGGTCCCCTTACCGCGACATGCTGGAACCGGACTACGACCGCGTGTACGGCTCGGCGATCTTCTCGTTCACTGCCGACCGGGTGGCGCGCTTTCGGTCAGAGTTTCCCCAAGCCATCGTCGGCGGCACCTGGGACACCGACGACGCCTCGACGGTAGAGGACTTGATCGGGCCTGTGCCGGATCACGCCGTCGATTACCGCGAGGTCACGCGCGAGGACTTCACCGCAAGCATCGGCTTCACCGCACGAGGCTGCCGGCTGAAATGCCCGTTCTGCGTCGTACCGGGCAAGGAAGGCCCGCCGCGGCCGGTCGCAACCGTCGCTGAGATTTGGCGCGGCGGCGATTACCCGCGCCACCTTCACCTGATCGACAACGACTTTTTCGGGCAGCCCCGAGAGGCGTGGGAAGCCCGAGTAGACGAGATGCGGGCCGGCGGGTTCCGGGTGTGCTTCAACCAAGGCATCAACATTCGCGTGGTCGGCGACGCCGAGGCGGCAGCGCTGGCGTCGGTGGATTATCGGGACGACGGGTTCTCGACGCGCCGGCTTTATACCGCCTGGGACAACCTGGGCGACGAGCGGCGGTTCCTTGAGGGTGTCGAGCGGCTGGCGAAGCATGGCATCCCGCCGACGCATCTGCTCGCGTACATGCTGATCGGATACGACCGGCGAGAGACCTGGGCGCGCCTGTTCCGCCGCTTCTACGCGATGACCGAACTCGGCATCCGGCCCTATCCAATGGTCTACGGCGACAAGAACCGGAGCCTGCCGCTGGGCGGGTGGAACGAGCGCATCGAACACCGCACGCTCGGCGAGTTCCAGCGCTGGGTGATCCGCAAGGCGTACACCTTCAAACCCTTCCACGAATACGACGTGAACGCGAAGGGGCACATGGAGACCGCGCAACAATCATTGTTTTAGAGGAGCACCGCCGGATGACCGCACGGCGTCACGTACCTTCGAACCAACTGACGATGTTCATGGTCGTCGGGGGGAATTCAAACCCGCCTGATTTACCCGTCGTTTCCAAGCCCAAGCCGCTGACCGAAAGCCAGATCAACGACTTATTCGGGGAATTCTACCGGGCCTACCCGCGCCACGTCGCGGTGAAGGCGGCCCGCAAGGCGTTCACCGGCGCGATCAAGGAGGCGCCGTTCGATCAGATCATGGAGGCGGTGGACCGATATGCGAGCGACATCGAGCGGAAAGGCACTCGTCCCGAATACGTCGCGCACGCCGCGACTTGGCTCAATGCCGGCCGATGGACCGACGAACCTGAGCGTCAGGCCACCAACTCCACAACTGCCAGCTTCGCTCGAATCGGCCTTGAGTTCCGCGCGACAGGCGGTGTTCGCCGCTGACGGCTCGTTCGCCGGGTGGACCGGACGGCCCGACTGGCACCCTCCGGCATTGAGAGATGGGGAGCGGGAAACCGCAGCGGAGGCCGTCCGGTATTACGAGAACGTTGTACTGGCGCCGGGTGATCCGCTGGAGATAGCGGCGCGGATCGCCTCGCTATTGGCGCATCGGCCGGATCGGGACGAACTCCCCCAAGCGGTGCGCGATCAGGTGGCGCGGGACTGGCTGGCGATCCTCGGGCGGTTCCCGCTGTGGGCGGTGTGCGAGGCGGCGATGGAGTGGCTGAACTTCAACCGTCTGCGGCCGACGCCGGCGGACATTCGGCTGCTGTGTGACCGGGCGATTGAGCCTGAGCGGCGACGGCTTGAGTTGCTTCGGCGAGTGCTTGAGTCACCATCGCCTGCACCGCGGGCGGGATCGGCGGCGGCGGCGGCGGTCCCGGCAACGCACGAGCCGTGAGCAACGGCAGGCCGCGACTGCTTTCGATGTAGCGGGTGATCCGGTCGGCCAGATTGTCGGCCCAATTAAACCGATGCACCGGCGGGCCGGACCAGCCCGAAAGCGATCCGTCGTCTTGGACGATTTGAGCGATGGCGAGAACGGCGCTGCTCTTTGTTTTCTTCTCGGTCGGCGCCTCTGCCAACATGACGACAGCGCCCGGCGGCAGCGGCGCTGGATTCCCGAGTTTGAGAAACGGTCCTTCGAAGATGTAGCCCCCTCGGGCCTTCGGATCGCAGCGAAGCACCCATTTCGCCCAAGCAAGCGCCGCGTGACCGGCGTGCGATGGTATCTGAACGGTCACGCGCCCCGGCGCAGCCGCGGCCACGCCCATGCGGTTCATCACCACTGCGGCAAGCGCCTTCTCGGCGATCGTCACCGCCTCGTCCGGTTTCGCGATGATGTCCTGCAACGCCTGCACGCAGGCCGACAGGTCGGCGGCGGGGTCGGGCTTGCTCATATGGGACCTATGCCAGAGTGCGGCCGCCACGCGATGGTCTGATCGCCAAGCCAGAGAACAACCTGCGTGACGTATCCGCGGCGGCGGATGACGCGGACCTGCGTGCGCTGCCCTGCGACCTTCGCCATCGCTTGGAGAGTGCGAGCGCCCTCTGCGGCCGCCTTCTCGCGCCGGGCCTTCCGGCGGTTATCGCGGCCCTTGCGCCGGTTCAAAACGGGATATCCGCTACTTCGAGCACGCGGAACCCGAGCCGCGGTGTCCACTGGATTTCGTGGTCGTCGTCGTAATACGTGAACAGGCCGACCCGGCGGCCGTGGCGCCCGTGCCATGCTTTGACGGTGATCGGCGGGGCATAGCGCCCGCGCAGCGCGACCATGACGGACATCGCGGCTTCGGCCTTACGAAACAGCTTTTGCCGGCGCGGACTTTCCGCGTTGTTCTTGTCTCGCCGCTCCAAAGAAAGGAACTGCTCATAGTCGGCGTCCAAGCTCTCGTAGTATTCCGCCTCGCGGTCGCGCCATTGCGTCGATTCGTCTTCGAAAGGGTAGGCGTCCAGATCGGATGCCGCATGCCAACCGAACCTCATCGCCCGCGCCACCACCGCGCGGCCATCGCGCATTCCGCCGCGACCTCACACCGCCACAGCGCCCCGAACAGGCGAACCGAGTGGTACGCCGTCGTCGCGGTGATGACCACCAGCCGCCGCGGCAGCACAACCAAGACGGCCGCCCGGCGCTGCCACGGAACGAAGTGCCACGGCTGCGGGACCAGCTTCATCGCAGGAGGCCGAATATCCACAGCCCCACCCCTCCCAGCATCAGCCACAGCAGCGCCGCGAGACCGAGTTGCACCAGCCACGCGGCGCCGAGCGGCAACCGGCCGCCCTCGTCAGGTTCCGGCATCGACCTTCACCAGCGTTCCGAAAGGCAGCGGGCCGTCCATCGGCGCATCCCGCCCGGTGCTCAGGATCAAAACCGGGAAATCCGGCGCCTCGCCTAAGTCCCGCACGCATAGCTCCATGTCGGTTGTGATGATCGCGCATACCGGGTCGATGTCGTGCTCGCGAAGGTACGGCCAAACGGGCGCCAGATGCGTACCGCCCCGGCCCTTCGCCTGCATCGTAACCGGCCAGTCGTCCGGCTTGAACTCCTGATGCCCGTGAACCTGCGCGTCGCAGTAGACGACATGCACGGATTCGGGCCGGGCGGTGTCCAGGCAGCCGTTCAACTCGGCGCAGACGGCATCCAGTTCGGCTTGCGAGACCGAGCCGGACGTGTCCACGCCCATCGCGATCGGTCCCGTTTCCTCGCTGTAGAGCGAGGGGAGGTAGTCGCCGGTCCCGAGCATCCGCGGATTTGGCTTCCGCCAGGAATAATCCCCGGCAGCCACCGAGCGGACGAACTCGCGCAGCACGGCGCGCCAGTCCACTTGCGGCGCGCGGATGCTGTCGGCGAGCGCCTCCAGCCCGGCCGGGAGCTTGCCTTGCGCCTTGGCCGCCTGCGCGGCTTGCAGGGTGGCAATCTTCCATTCGGCCTCAAGCTGGGTGCGTTCGGCCTCGGTGAGCGCCTTGCCATCGTCTCCGGTGGCATCGAGCACGCAGCCGGTGCCGCCGAAATCGGGGAAGCCCTCGCCTTGGCCGCCGCCGGCACCCGCGCCGCCGCCTTCTTGGCTCTCGGGAAGCAGCGGATAAATCTGCTCTGCCGACAGACCCGGATAGGCGGCCTTCACCACCGAGCACCCGCCTTTCGGCAGGCTGAAACCGGCCTCTTTCAGCAGCGGGTTTATCGCGTGATCCGCCGCTAGGTTAAAGCGCTCGTGCTCGCGGTTCTGCCGGCGGAAGGCGTGCCCGAGCGCGACGTGCATCGCCTCGTGCGCAATGACGCCGGGCAGGTCGGCAGGCGGCTGCGCGTTGATCCACGCCGGGCTGTAGTAGAGGCACCGTCCATCAGTTGCGATGGTCTGCGCCCGCGGGTCCGGGCGCGGATCGAGCCGCAGCGCGAGTGTCGCGAAGAACGGGTGTCCAAGGATCAACTGCGCCCTCGCCTTGCTGATGGCGCGGGCCGCCTTCTCGATGTCGCGCGGGTTCATGGATGCGTCCCTTCGGTGACGAGTTCTAGGAGCTTGTCGGCCATCCGCCCGTAGGCGGCGTTGGCGGCGGCGTAGGCGGCGTTGGCGGCGGCGTTGGCGGCGGCGTAGGCGGCGGCGTTGGCGGCGGCGTAGGCGTAGGCGGCGGCGGCGGCGGCGGCGGCGGCGTTGGCGGCGGCGGAGGCGGTGGCGTCGGCAGCGTGGGCGGCGTTGGCGGCGGCGTTGGCGGCGGCGTCGGCGGCGTGGGCGGCGGCGTAGGCGTAGGCGTAGGCGGCGTGGGCGAACTCGCCGTTCTCGTAACCGCGCGCCACACGCTCGATAGCCTCGCGGCACTTCCATTTATCGACGGTGATCGCCGGAAGGGCCACGTCCCGCAGCAACCAAACCGCGAACCGCGGCCACACTTCAGCCAGATCGCGGGTGGGGTCAACGGCGACAAGGAACTTCGGCAGGAAATCGGGAACCTCGCGCCCGACGCGCTTCGCCACTGCGGCGAGTTGGCGCGGCAGCGGCGGGTCGAACGCATCGACCAAGGGAACGCCGTCCTGCCCGGTGAGCCGCGCGCCGACGATGCGGGCGATGAACCGCTCACGGTCTGTCGGTTCGGCGGCGATCATGCTGCTTCGTCCATGCAAAAGGCGAGCGTGTCGCCTTGGGTGTCGTCCGGTTTGCGCAGGTCAAAGACTTCCGGCGTGGTCCCGGCGCGGCGCTTCGCGACCAAGAACCCGCGGGTGACGTGCCACACAAGGGCCGTCCAGTCGGGCATGCGGACCCACAGGCCCATCTTCCGCTTGGCGACGCGGTACGCCTTGACGGTGGGTTCCAGATCAGGCGCCCCCATCTTCGCAGCGGTTATCAGCGCGCGCTCCGCGTGCCGCCACCGCTCCCGAATCTCAGCCGCCTTCACCGCTGCCGTCTTGGTGCCGGCCTCTATCTCGGCGCGGCGTTCGGGCGGCAGCCGGCGTTCATATCCTCGCACCTTGGCGCGAAGCTCCTTGATCGCCTTCTCGGCGGCGGCCTTGCGCTTCTCGGCTCGGGCGAGCGCCGCGACGGCGATACGGTAGCGGGTCGCCTGCGGGTCGCTGCGCTTGCGGTGCTTCATTGCAGCGCCCCCCGGATAGCGTTCAGCGTCTTTATCGCCTCGTTCAGTTCCAGCATGAGCCACAGGATCGTCCCGTCCTTCTCGGTCTTGGGGTTGCTGAGAAGCTGATTGACGATATCTCGGGCCGACATGGCCCGCGGGTCTCTGCGCTTCCGGCGGCCCTTCATGACCGGCCCTCCAGCACCTTTAGCCGCCGGTCGATCGAGTCGATGGCGCGGTCAACCGCCATCTCCACCGGGCGGTTGCCGGCTTCGTGCGCCGCCTGCTGCGCGAACAGCAGTTCATAGCGGCGGATGCGCAGGTCAAGCCGGGCGTCGTCCATCGAGCGCGCGTTGTCGAGGTAGGGGCTGGTCATTGCCCCTACTCCGCCGCGAGGGCGCTGCCGCCCGTGTATCCGGCCATCATATCGAGGATGCGGGCACAGTCGGCGGCTTGGGCGGCCCGCAGCGTATCGTTGTCTCGCAGGTCTTGCGGCTCGGCGGCGCACAGCTTATCGGCCATCAGGCGCCGCACGGACTCCAAGGCCGGATCGTCCCCGATATTTAGCTTCGCCATCAGCGCCACCATGTCGCGCATGTTCTCGACGAGGCTATCGCGGAACGGGTTTTTCGCCTTGGTCCCGTCTGCCGCCGGCTCATAGTTGGCGAGGCGGTCGTGCATGTGCGCCACGGTCTGCTGCACCCGATCCCACAGCGAGCGCACCGCGCCCGCGACGGCCGCGTTGACGCTGGCGGTTATCTCGTCCCGAATGCGCGCTTCCTCGGCATCACCGAGTTGCACCCGGAAGTCCTTCGCGTCGGGCAGCGGCATCACGTCGATTTCGGAGCGGATCGAGGCGGCCAGCTTCTCGGCCTCGGGATAGTCTTCCTCCCGGTACAGGTCGCCGAGCTTCGCCTTGCGGGCCTCCTTGGCGGCATCGTAGGACGCCAC